GCAGGAGGAAGTCCAACCGGATCGCGTAGGCTGACGTTGCTTCCCGCTCCGTCAGCTCACAGGCCCGCCGGGATGATACCGCCATCCATCGGCATCCCGCCCGGTGGGCCACCATGACTAGACAGCCATGATTCCTCGGGATGCCGGGGCGAAGGCTTGGCACCATTTCTACAGCACCCGTTATTGGTTGCGCCGGCGGCAGTTGCAGTTGACCGCGCATCCGCTCTGTAAATTCTGCACTGACCGCGGCGCGGTCACCCGCGCAACCGTGGTCGATCACGTCAAGCCGCACCGCGGCGATTGGAATAAATTCTGTCTCGGCGAGTTGCAATCGCTCTGCGCGAGCTGTCACGACCGCTGCAAACGCTTCATCGAAACCCGCGGCCACAGCATCGAAGTCGGCGACGACGGCTGGCCGATAGACCCCAATCATCCGGCGAACAGGAGTTGAGCCATGGCGCTTGCAATTGTGGATGGGCCGACCATTAAGGCCGGCGAGTCGCTTTCCGACGGCGCCGACTGCTCGGGCGGAACCATCGTGCGGATCACGATCCCGCAAGAATTCACGCCGGCCAATCTGACGTTCGAGGTTTCGAGCGACGGCAACCTCTACAACGCTCTGTTTACGGCGGACGGCGGCGAGGTCACGGTCGCGGCTCGTCCGAGCACCGGCATCGTGGTTTCAGAGCGATGGACGAAGTCGATCGGCTTCATCAAATTCCGCTCAGGCTCGCGCAGCCATCCGGTCGCGCAAGCCGTGGACTGCAAATTCGCGATTGCTGTCGAAACCAGCCCGGCGGCGTAATTGGAAATGAGGAGGCCTGCCATGGGTATGCGCCAGCGCCAAGGCGATCTCTATCCCGATCTCGACGAATCCTACATCGATTTCATGAGCCGTTGCGGCGACGAGCTCGGCGACCAGGATGTCTGCCAATTGATCTGGGAGGACGCCTGGGATGAGGACAAGGGCGCCGCCAGGGACATCTGCTTCAAGACCCACGCCGGCCAGGTCAACGGGCTGGAGTTCGTGCTGTCGGACGAAACGCCCGACCGCATGGACGATGTCATCATGGCGGATTCCTGGGATCTGGCGTCGTTCCAGAAAAACCCGATTGCGCTGTTCAATCACAACAGCAACGCGCCGATCGGCAAGTGGACGCGCGTTCGCGTCGTCGACAAGCAGTTGCGCGGCCACCTCGAGCTCGCGCCGGCCGGCACCAGCGATCGCATCGACGAAATCCGCAAGCTGATCGACGCCGGCATCCTGCGCGCCGTCAGCGTCGGCTTCCGCCCAAAGGAATCCAAGCCGCGGCCGGAATCCGATTACGGCGTGTTCTTCACCAAGGCTGAATTGGTCGAGACCAGCCTGGTCTCGGTGCCGGCAAACCCGAATGCGCTGGCCATCGCCAAGTCGCTCAAGATTTCGCCCACGACCATCGATCTCGTTTTCGCCGGGAAAGGCAAAGGACGCGAGATCAGGCGGCGCGGGCTCACCGGCGGGCAAGCCGATACGCTACCACGATTAAGAAAGGGCGCGACCATGTCGCTCGCTCAGAAGATCAAAGAGAGAGAAAATCTGATTCTCGAAAAAACCGGCAAGCTCGATGCGCTGCACGATGCCGTCGGCGATGGCGACTATCCCAACGATCTGCTCGAGACGGTGCAAAAGGCAAACGCCGAGATTGCACACGACAAGGAAATCCTGGCGACGCTGCGTGATAGCGAGCGCAATCTCGCCATGACCAGTGATGACGGTGGCCGCGCGGTGGTGACAACCAAAAGCAATGGCGGTTACAGCGCAGCGCAACTGCCAGCGCGGCCGTTCGGCGTCGAACGGAAAAAGCTCGATCCGATCGATCTGTTTTGCCGCGCCGGCGCCTTGAACCTGGTAGCACATCACTTGCGCAAGTCGCCGATGGAGTTCACCCGCTCGATCTTCGGCGACGATGAACCGCTCAAGGCGGTGGTCGACTGGCAAACCAAGGCGGCCTCGGCCGCCGCCATGACCACGGTCACTGGATGGGCGAAGGAGTTGGCGCAGCAGATCGTCGTCGACTTCATGCAAATCCTCATGCCGGCCTCGGTATTCGGCCCGCTGTCGAGCATGGGCCTGTCGCTTGGCTTCGGCCGCAATGCAAAAATAATCATCCCGACGCGGTCGAGAACCCCGACGATCGCCGGATCGTTCGTCGGCGAAGGGTTGCCGATTCCGGTTCGCCAGGGAGCATTTACCTCACTCTCCCTGACGCCCATGAAAATGGCGGTCATCACGACCTGGACCAGGGAGCTCGACGAGCATTCGATTCCGGCGATCGAAGGGCTGTTGCGCGATGCCGTCGTCTACGACACGTCGGTTGCGATCGACTCCGTTCTGCTCGACGCCAACGCGGCGACGACGGTCAGACCTGCCGGCATCCTCAACGGCGTAGCTGGCCTGACGCCCACCGCTGGCGGCGGCTTTGCCGCTCTCACCGGCGATATTAAGCAACTGTCGGGCGCTCTGCTGACCAGCACGCTTGGCAACGTGCGCAAGCCGGTCTGGTTGCTCAACCCGCAACAGGTCAACAGCGCGTCGTTCGCCATCGCCACCGGCGCGGGCGTGTTCCCGTATCGTGACGAGATCGGCCAAGGCCGCCTCGGCGGTTGGCCGTTCATCCAGTCCGGCACGGTGCCCGCAGGCACGGTCATCGTCATCGACGCCGCCGACTTCGTCGCCGTCACCGGTGACGGGCCGCGGTTCGAGATCAGCGACCAAGCAACTCTGCACATGGAAGACACCTCGCCGACAGACATCTCAACGACCGGCACGCCGGCCGTTGTGGCGTTCCCGGCCAAGAGCATGTTCCAAACCGACATGCTGGCCTTGCGCATGATCATGCCGTTGACCTGGGCGATCCGCCGCACCGGCACCATTGCTTGGCTAACCGGAGTGACATGGTAATCTTGCTTGCCGGTTAACTTGGTAACAAACCCACAAACGAAGGAGTCCACCGTGACCGATACCGAACAGATGACGGCCGCGAAAAAGAAGCTCGCCGACGAGCGCGCGGCACGCGACAAGGCAAACGAGCAGCAGGCCAAAACGGCTGGCGCAATCAAGCCCACGCCGACGCAAGAAGAAAATGACATGGCCGCGATGGGCGTCCACGTCCTCGAGCACGAGCACGATGGCAGCCCGGACCCAAATGAGGCGCAGACCAAGCAGGCCGAGGCCGGCAAACGCGGCAATTATCAAACAAGGACTGCGACACCGTCGACATGAACTTTCGCGGGTTTCTGGCCCGCGTCGCGGGCCAGCTCATCGGCAAGGGTGAAGGCGATTACCGGCCAGGCCCTTTCTATCTACCAGTCACCGGCGGGTGGTTGCCCGCCGGCGTCGCCGACAACTGGTGGCAGCAGGGCTACACGCCGACCAGCCTCGGCACACAATCGGCGATGGTCGAGGCCTGCGTCTCGGCCTACGCCCAGACCGTGGCCATGTGTCCCGGCGATCATTGGCGGCTCAACGGCAAAGGCGGACGCGAGCGCGTCAAGTCATCGTCGCTCTCGCGTTTGCTGCGCCATCCGAATGACTATCAGTCGATCTCGGACTTTCTGCTGAACGCAACGCGCTCGCTCTACCTCGAGGGCAACACCTATGCGCTCGCGCTGCGCAATTCGCGATTCGAGATCGACGAGCTGCATCTGATGGACCCGCTGATGTCGCATCCGCGGCTCGCCAGCAATGGCGAGATTTTCTATCAGCTGCACGGCAACCAGGTGATCGATAAACGGCTCGGAGGCGAGCCGCTGATCGTGCCGCAACGCGACGTGCTGCACATCCGGCTGCACACGGTGCGGCATCGCTGGCCGGTGCCGTTGATCGGCGAAAGTCCGATCGTCGCGGCCTATAGCGATATCGGCGTCAATAGCGCGATCGCGCGGCAGCAGCTTGGATATTACCTCAACGAGGCGCGGCCATCGGCCGTGCTCTCGACCGACCTCACGCTCGACAAGGACCAGCTCCAGGCGCTACGCGACCGCTGGAACGAGCAGGCCAAAGGTCTGCACCAGGGTGGCACGCCAATCCTCACCGCTGGATTGAAAGTTCAGCCGTGGGCGGTGAGCGGCAGGGATGCCTCTACCGCCGAGATGATGAAACTTTCGAACGAGCACATTGCGCTCGCGTTTCGCATTCCGCTGCAGATCCTCGGCCTCGGCGGCTCAACCTTTTCGTCGACCGAACTGTTGATGCAGAGCTGGAAATCATCGGGTCTCGGCTTCGCGCTCAATCATATCGAGGAATCGATCGGCCTGCTGTTCGATCTCAAAGGCCAGCCCGACGAATACGTGGAATTCGACACCGACGCGCTGCTGCGCTCGGCGATGAAGGATCGCATCGAAGCGCTGGCGCAGGGCGTGCAAGGCGGGATTTTCGCGCCGAACGAAGCGCGCAACCTCGAAGGGCTCGACCGCGTCGAGTTTGGCGACGAGCCGCGCGTCCAGCAGCAGGTCGTTCCGCTAAGCCAAGTCGGGAAGATCCCGGCTGCGCCGGCGGCGCCGCCGCCTCCCGCAGCGCCGCCGGCTCCCGCAAAGCCACCGCAAAAGGCCAACCGCGATGACATTGCACGAGAAGTCAGAAGCCTATTTGCCAGTGCCGACCGGATCGGACGACGACGCGCTGCTTCTTGATGCCTGGCGCGAAGCGCTCGCCGAGGTGCTCGATACCGAGCGCCGGCAATGGCAGCGCCAGCGCGAGCTGATCGAGGCGCAGGCCGCAGCGACCATCGCCGAGTTGCGGGCAGTCGTTGCCGAGTTGCGCGGCGAGGTCCGGCAGATGGTCGCGGATGGGCTCAACGGCGCGATCCTGCTGCCGCCCGAGCTGGCCGGGCAAGTCGCAAATGCGGCGCGCCAATTGCAGGAGCCGATCGCGAGCGAGCGCCCATCAAAGGTCTTGCGCATCGAGCGGGACGAGAACGGCGCGCTCGTGCCGATCTATGACGAGACGCAGCCGTGATCATCAATCTTTCGGAAGCCGCGGCCAATGAGATGCTCGACACACTTGGCGGCATGATGAACGGCGGCACCATCGAGCTGTCGTCGGACAATGGAGTAACACTCGCAGTGCTCAGACTCTCCAATCCAGCGGCCACTACCGAGGACGGCAACCTGGTGTTCAACAAGATCGCCGAGGAAGACGCCGCGCTTGCGCAAGGCAATGCCGCGACCGCGCGCATCCTCGCCGCTAACGGCATCGAGGTGTTTTCTTGCGATGTCGGCGACGAAAACTCCAATGCAACAATCCGGCTCAACACCACTAAAATATATAGGAACGGCCCGGTGCGGATCACATCCTTCCGTCTGGGGATGGCATAATGGCGGTCAATTACGACGCGGCGACGAAGACGGCGCGCATGGCTGCCACGATATTGCAGATCGACGCCAATGCTTCGCCTGCTTACATCGAGATATGCACGGCGTCGTTTGCCACTACGCTCGTAGCCATCACGCTGTCTGATCCCAGCTTCACGGAGTCGGGTGGCGTGATCACTATGGCCGGGGCGCCAAAATCCGGCGTTGCGACCAATGCCGGAACCGCAGCGGTGGCGCGCATCAAGGATGGCGGCAGCACTACCAAAGTGAATAATCTTACATGCGGCACGAGTGGTGCCGATATCAATCTCAACAGCACGACGATCAGCATAGGCCAGACCGTGACCATTACGGCAGGCAGTATTACTCACTCACCCTGACAGATGACACAGCAAATCATCAACATCGGCTCTGCCGCTAATGACGGCACCGGCGATCCGCTGCGGACATCGTTTGTCAAGACAAATGCCAACTTCACCGAATTATATGCCTACGCCGCGCCGCTCGATGCGCTGGCCTACAACGGGATACAGGTGAATGGTTCGTTTGATGTCAGTCAGGAGAAAGCTGGCAGCGGGACCACCGCTAACGGTGGTTATCCTTGCGATAACTGGAGGCTGTATTTCGTCGGCACGATGGCGATCACCGCTGCGAAGACCGGGCTGCTTATCGCCGGATTCCCTGCTTCACTAGGACTATCCGTTCAAACAGCGCAAGTCTCGCTCGGCG